TCTTCTACCGTCAGATTCTTATGAAATGCCTGCGTCTTTGTGAAAGACTCTAACTCAGGTATCCGCACATATCATAGCCGTTTACAACTATGCTTTCTTCCCCGTCTGCCATTTCTATTTCTATTGAATGGATGAATCCCGCAAATCCGTTAAAATACACGATATTCCCCAGCACCAAGTATTGTTTTGCTTGTGGCGTATACATCCCCTTTATTTTGAAGTTCCCGCACGCATTGTATTTTGAAACAAAAGTAAAACTTTCAAAATCATCCACCACGCCTAAATAGGTTAGTTCACTATTGAATATTTTTATCTCCATAGCTTACACCCCCAAATACTTAGGGCTGAACATAATGTTTACTTCTAAGTTGCTTTCGTTGCTGTCTGCTCCCCATCGGAATTCATTTTCCCCGACTTCCAATTGAATAAAGGTGCTGTCTAAATCCAAGAAAGAAAAATAGTTGCTTTCTTCTCCGTCTATCGTTCCAAATACTGTTTTCTTTCCGTAGTTTGTGTTTACCCTTATAACCTCGCCTTTTGAAAGCGTCTTATTGATTTTGATTTGTTCGCGTGTATTCAAATTCAACAGATAAGGGTTTGATACTTCCCCCTTTGCCACAAACTCAACAATCATTCCCGTTTCTATATCACCGCTATTCTGGATGTTCGCTATTTTAGACGGTTCACGCACGCCAACTATAAAGGGTTCATCTGCCTTTAAAACAAGAGGGAATTTGAATACCGCACGCCACAAAGCAACCTTTATAGTCGTTTCATCAAGAGGAACAAAGCACGGATTAACGGCTTCGGCACTCAACATAAATTTACAAAGCCTGCTGTTATTCTCATAATGTGCTACCGCAAATTTAACCGTATCAGACGCGACACAGGAAAGCCTGTATCCATCTACCACTAAATCAAACGTATCAAGCGGATTCACCAGCTTGATTAAATCGCGTTTCCTTATCCGCATTTCCTCTTGACTGTCTGCGAATACATAGCCTACTATTGATATAGCGCGCGTGCCTATCGTGGTATGGTTTAAATATTCCCCCACTTGGTTTATACCCTTGAAAGTAGAAAATTCTGCGTCTGCCGTTCCCAAATCCATTTCATTTAACGTATAAATAACGTTATCGAATATGATTTCTTTTACCCCGTCCTTACTTCTCAAACTCACCATTTACGCCACCCCCAAAGCCAGTTCCCTTTGTGCTTTCTTAAACTGGCGGGCGCTCTCCGCTTCATTTAAGGCTTTCGGGCTGTAATTGTTTACTGTGATATTTGTATTCGATTGTGTACCCCCGCTGGCAAAACTGCCTTGCTTTTGATATTGCTTTGCTTCGTAGGCTGTAAGCACCATTTCGCCTTTGTGTAGTTCTGCTACATATCCGTCATAGGGAACTTCTCTAAGCCCTGTTCTATGGCTACCGTCCATTTCAGCCTGTCCGCTTCTCCAAAAGGCCAGCTTATCAACCAGCCAATTTACTTTTTCTGATACCCAGCTACAAATTGAATCCCAAACAGATTTCAAGCCGTTCCATACACTTGTAAATATTTCTTTACCAGCGTTATAGAAATTCGTCCCAAAATTCACAATAGCGTCTACAATACCGCCGACTATCTCTATCGTTTTCGTTTTAATTGTGTTCCAGATTTTTATAACTGCGTTTCTAAAGTTTTCGTTTGTGTTCCAGAGTGTTATAATAGCCGCTACAAGCCCCGCTACAAGGCTTGCTACCAATATGAACGGGTTAGCATTCATCACGACATTTAACGCGGCCTGTGCGATTGTAAGGCCTTCTTCTGCGGCTTTCATGGCCTTAAAGCCCTCTACCAATTTCATAACGATACTTGCTACATTGAAAACAGCTAATCCTGTTCCAATGCCCACCAAGCCGGAAATAATCAGTTCTGAATTATCAAGAATGAAATTCCCAAAAGAGGCAATAGCATCTACAAATTTATCAATGCTATCTTGATGTTCTACCACAATATTTGCGATTCTCTCTAACCCGTCTGCCGCGAAAGATTTCACTTTCGTTATCACGGGTTCTAACACCCCGGCAATAGTAGCAAGCGTATCTTGGAAACGTTGATTGGCTCTATTGGCTTCAATTACATCTTCGGCGTTCGTTCTATACTTCTCTGCGGCATCGTCATATAACCCGTTTAAAGTTTCTGTAATAAGGGCTTGGCGTTCCTGCTCCGTATTACATTTATCCAGTGAAGATTGAAATTCATCTTCATTTACGCCAGCCCAGTTTAACGCATCAGCAAGAACACCTGTTAAAGCCCCTGTTTTCGCGGTTTCATTCGCCGCTTCGGTTAAACCCTCTATTGGCAAGCTATCGCCAAAAGTAGCATAAACACCAGTGGCAATAGTAGTCCAAGTAGAAAGTTCTTCTTGTGTATCGCAAAGTTTCGCCAAGTGGTTCGCGGCTTCTGTTGCCTGTCCGCTATCTCCTAAAATACTATTCAATTCCGAATATGTAGTTTTAGCGTCCTCCGCCGTGTGGCCCGCGTCCTCAAAAGCTGTTTTTAACTTTGCCTGTTCAGTTCTGTATTCGCGTGTGCTTTCTGCCAAAGCTACCGCACCAGTAGCCAAACCAGCCAAACCCGCTATTGCTGTTTTCGTTGCGGATACCAGCTTATTTTTTAAATCGCCCGCAACCTCGCCAATGCTTTTCTTTGCCTTTCCCAATTCCTCGTTGGCTTCTTGGCTGTCTACTTTGATAGATAACTTTAACGCACCCAAATCTAACATTTATCCCCACCACCTTTAAATTTATTCCGCAGACTTCCCCTATCCGGCTTTGTCTGCTCTAAAATCCAACAGTTTTCTAAATACTCCTGTCCCTCTTTTGATTGCTTCAATTTATAGATAAACGCATCACGAAAAAGCATCTTGTAGCTTACACAATCAAGAGAAAGCAACTCTCCAAAATCCAGCCCGCTATAATCGGACGCTACCTTTAAATCTTCCGTATCCACTATAAGAAAAGGTTTATATTTTTCCTCTGTTGGCATGGCGGGGATTTTTATTCCCCCAAGCGTTTATAGGTGTGCTGTAAATAGTCCTGTAAAACATACATAGCCGTTTCAAAGTCCAGCATTTCCGCAACCTCTGCTTCTGTGAAAGTGCGTCCGTTCATATTTCTGTTGAATACTCGTGTAGTTATGTTGTTTATTTGTTCGATTACTTCTATCGGCTGTTCGGTTTCTGTCAATTCTTGTAAGCGTGCCAACTCCAACAAAAGCCCCTGTGTGGGTTTCTTCAGCTTTAAAATCGTCTTATCTTCCAACCTGATTTCATAGGGCTTTTCTATTCCTCTTGATAAATCAATCATCTTTCACCACTCCAAAAGGAAAGAGGGCTGTTAAGCCCCCTTGATTTCCTCCCTGTATTCAATTAGCGTTCCCTCGTTATCCATCGGCATTGCTTTAAATTCTGCGTTGATAACGGTTTCTTTATCCTTGGCGAAAGCCATTTCAAAACCAGCTTCATTTGAGCCGATAATAGTAATTCTGATATCCCCGTCAACCTTATCTTCATGGAGAAAACGAATCACATATTTAGCACCGTCATAGTTAGACGCACCGCCGATTTTGACAGTTCTTTCCGTATTAGTAGAAGTGACACGAGCAGTAGAACAAAGTTTCTTCAATGTTTCCCCGCACCAAGTCATAACGCCTGACTTCAAAACCGCTTCTTCCTCTGTAATCATCTTTTTAACCACAAAGCCCAAATCGTCCTTGGCTTCATAGAAAGACGGTGTATAGGAAAGAGTTGCCCCGCCTTGGATATAGCCTAAAAGATTATTATCTACTTCTAAAACCGTATCTTCCGGGATTGTGTCGGAAAAAGCAATCACATACAATTTACCACTACCCAATACAATCTTATCTTCCATTTATGTTTCACTCTCCTGTAATATCGTATAGTTCACTAGACGATGGATGCCAACTTCACTTTGAAGCGTTCCACCGCCGTTTATTTCAATGTCAAGCACTCCGTTTTTCTTTAAATCACCAATAGAAAGAAGTGCTTGCCGAATCGCTGTATCCAATTCAATCGCCCTTGCCATTGTCTTTCCGATTATGTTTAGTTCCAGCCTGTTGCTTTGCTTTATTCCATCGTCAGTTAAAGGAACAATGTTGTAAATTATCTGTTCGCCTTTCAAACTGGATGAAATAGGAAATACTGGAACGGCTACGGCCTTGGCGATTGCGTCAATAACTTTTACCATAGCCCGCACCCCTTAAATTATTTCTTTGAAACACTCTTGAATTTTGTCCCTGTTATCATCAATAGCAGGCTGTAAAAACGGCTGTGGCTTCATGCCGTGGGTTCTATGCCAATCGCCTTTTGCGTCCTGATAGCTCCACGGCGTTTGCCGTCCATCCGGGTTATAGACACCTGTGCCTTTCTCCACATATGGAGCATAGAAAACGTTTGTTCCGATATATCCCACCGTTTCCCCGTCCTCTTGCTCTATTTGATACTCAATTGAATTTCTTAATTGTCCATCGTCAACAGGGCAATTCCTTTTCGCATCCGTCAATGCTATCAAACAGGCTTTTTCCAAAGCATAATAGAGTGCTTCGGGAATTTTCTTTTCTATTGCTTCTTCAAGATTTCTGATAACTTCCGCATTCGTATCCATCAGCGAATTTCCTTTAAGTAGAGAACGAATTCACGGCCAGTAGAAAGAATAAACACGATTTCATAATTATCTACTTCCATACCAATAGAAAGCGTGTTATCGTGCGTGAATCCTATATGGCTCACTTCCTTTAATCTCAAATCATTTTGGAGATAGTCAGAATGAGAAATATAGGATACCCCAACTTCAACTTCCTTATATGGAATCCGCGTCTTAACGTCCTCTTGGTATTCGTTCTTCTCTGTCTGGTAGGTGTAAACTTGATATGGCTTATAGAAACTATTCAGCACTTACCCCACCACCCGAATTCTTTTGAATTTATTTAAGGCTCTGTATACTTGCGGGCTGTAATCTGTATCATAGCTTTCACTTACGCCCGCAACCCCTCGCCCGCTCATTCCCTCTGCCCCTTGGCGGTTATAGTCCTCCTCCACCATTCGCGGGACAATGAATTCTAAGCCTGTTGGAAATTCTTTTAAATTACAATAGGAAAGAATAAAGGCACGGACATTTTTTTCAATCTGTGTTTTATCCATTAAATCCCCACCTTTAAAAATAGGGGAAGCGATTGCTTCCCCCTTAGAAATTTATTTAAGCTGTTGCTTCTGTGATTTTAACTACCTTGGTATTATCAGTAAGTGCTACAAGGTTTACTTTTCTCATAATAACAGTATTTTTGCGTTCCTCTGCGCGTCTTTCCTGCTCTACTTCACTGTCTTTCTTGGTAAAGAGCGTGACAGCTTCTTTTGTGGCAAGATAAGCAGTCTTTGCCGGGCAAAGTTTGGAAACGATAACGGGAACGCCGGAAATATTTCCGATTTGTCCGCTGTGGATAATCTCACCAAGATTAGCGGCCTTGAAGTCTGCGTCCTTACGGATTGCGGCTTTCAAATCAGTTCCGATAATAAGGAAAAGTCCGCTTTCATCTTCCAAATTCATTTTAGCAATAGCGTCCACAACGGTTTCATAAGTAGGATAACCGCCCTTTGCGTAAGTCTGGGAAGTAGTAGCCTTTGCCAACTCCGCAAAATACTTGGTATTCATATCGTTTACCATGACAGTAGAAGCGCCCTCCATGGAGTAATCAACTACTTTATTATCTGTCATAAACTGTTCATCATAGTAATCAAAAACCTGTTGCCATACTTCAACTTTGTAATCAGAAGTAGTATAGCTAAGAATACCACGCACAGTATTTGTTGCGCCAAGAGTAGCCATTTTCTCAACAGTGCCCGCATAGGTGTAAGTATTGATTTTCTTTGTCATGCCTACGTTTTCAGAAAGGCTATTATCAATCGTCATTAAAGAACGTGTTGCCAGTTTTGTATTAAGCAAATCAGTCAATTTTGCTTCTAATACAAAATTTTCATAAAGTGTATGTGTAGTAAATCCTCCCATAATAAAAAATCCTCCATATCTTATTGTTTCATCATTGCGGAAATTTCCGCTAAACTCATTTTTGCGTAATTTTTGGGCTTTACATCCTGCGCCCCCGCTTTTGGTGTAGCGGCCTTTAATCTGTTCTCAACTTCTGTTTTAACTGCGCTTGTAAAGGCTGATTCAAGCCCTTTAATACGCTCGTTCATCGTTTCCGCGCTCTCTGCTACAACTAAATCTACTAAAGCAATGGGCAAGCCCTTTTCTTGTAAAATCTGTGAAGCCGCAACTTTATTTTCAGCAAGTGCCAAACTGCGTTCTTTTTCCGCAATAGCCGCTTCACGTTTATCAAGTTCATATTTATATTTTTCTTCCGCACTCATTGCGGCAAGGCGTTCCGCTTCTTTAATCGCATCTGCTTTCTTTTTATCGGCTTTTTTCATAGCTTCTGTTACTCGCTTATCGCCCTCACGCTGTAAAAGTGCTTGTAGTTCTTCAATCGTTTTTGGAAGCCCTACCTGTTCTTGCTGTTCAACATTTGTTTTTTCATTATCCATTTTCAATTCCTCCAAGTTTTACAATTGTGTAACCCTCTAAGTTAGTTCGTTGTTTAATGTCTGCGCCCTAAAAAAGACAATAAAAAAAGCGGCTATGCCGCTACAAAACTGGAATAATATCACATCTACAATTCGGATGAAATAAAAACGCCTTACCCTCGCGGGCTTCACCTATTGGCGTTATTTTGCCATTATGCCGGGAACAGGTATCGCAAAGCCGTTCATCATTTGCCACAATCGTTTCTACATACTCAACCCCGGCTTTTTTATAAGTTTCAAGCGTAGTACGGTTTTGAACGTGTGCTAATTCAGTACGGGCTATTCTGTCCGCATTAGAAAAAGAAGCCCCGAAAGATGATTGTAAATCCTTTACTAAATCATCCTTTGAAGCCCCGCGTGCTACACTATCCACCAACCCCTTTTCAATAGAGGATTGTAAACGGCTTGTTTTGTCCCAAACTCTTTCACTCCAATGCTTGCCATCCGCACACCAAACAGAATTCGCAATTTCTTTTACTTTCTCACTATCCAATAGCAAAAAGTCCTTGGATATTGTGCCCTTGGCTTCAGCGACAATAAAGCGATTAACATAGCGCGACATATCCTCATACTTACGCGACATAACCCCTATTTCTTCCGCGCTTAATTTAGATAATACTGATTCAATTTTCTTCCTAAGCTGTGTAAATCTGTTGTATCTATATAGCGCATCTGTTCCCAATGCTTCACCGCTTTCCATAGTGTCAAGTATCTTTTGATATAGTGCCATAGTATCGGCTTGAATGCCCTTTAAAGCGATTCTATAATAGTGTGATAATTCTTTCTCCAAATCCGCTAAACTCTTGTCATACTGCTTTCTAGCCTGTTCTGCGGCACGTTCTGCCCAATAATCACTCATTGGCTACACTTCCAAAGTCGTAAAGGCTTGCCGCCTGTGCGTTATCTTCTTGAAGCTGTTCCAACTCTGTTTCAACATCGTCCACGAAAGGAAGTTGAGACAGGAGCGTTTTATTCGACACTAAGCCGCGCAACATATTTACTTCCTGTGCTATTTCAAGTTCGTTTACAGGAAGATTTCTTGTAAAGATGATTTGTGTATCCAAATAGGCTTTTCCAGTAATAGAAAGAATATTGTTGATTAGTTCTATTCTGCGTTGAAGCCCTTTTTTGAATTTGCGTTCTTTCTTGGCTGTCTGATTTTCAAAAGCAAGAATCTTATAGCGAATTGCTACGCCGGACGCATTGTTAGCAAAGTTTTCGTCACTCATATCAGGCACACAGCTAATTTTGTGAATGTTTTCTACAAACTCATTCTTTAAACTTGTCATCTGTTCAATATTGACTTGCTTCGTTAAATAGCTAGCGTCTGAATTTTCATCTAACAACAAAACACGGTTTTGTTTCATTGCCTTTATATCTTCTGGTTCTGCTACTACATTCTTCAAAATCATGTAGCAATCACAGAACTGTTCAAACGTGTTTACTTCATCAGAAGCCAGTTTTTCAAGCCCGTCAATAAGGCCAATGACAGGTTCAAAAGAAGATTGGCGATATTCGTTATTTATGAATTCTACAAAAGGAACATCTTTAAAATAGTGTGGACGTTCCTCTACTAAATTCAATTCACTTAATCCAGTAGAAGCCGTATAGCAATACACTTTCTCTTTGTCGTACACTTCCACCGCAAAAGTATAATCGTCAATAGGATAAAACTTTATTGCGGCTGTTATATTGTGTTGAATGGAGTTATCACAAATAAGAATTGTTTCTTTTGGGCTTACTCTGGTAAATCTAATTTGTCCGTCCTCATCCAAATAAAGCTGTTCAATAGCAAAGCCGAAAATATTAGCATCTGTTGCTATTTCTAAATCCTCGTCCGCTACATCGTTATAGAGAAGAACAGAAGCTAACTGTTCATCACCATTGTAAACCACGGGCGTTCCCACTAAGTAGGAAGCATAGCTATCACAAATAAGGCTGGGATAGTTAATAACAACCTTGTTGTTTGGCTGTGTTTCATCTACCATTTGTCGCATAAGAATATTATGCTTTCCCAAATAGTAACGCTCCAATTTTGCTAGTCTGGGCTGTTCGCTTGTTCTAAACGTTTGGAGAATTTCAATTATCTTTTTAACCGTTAAATCATCATTTAAAACAATCATATGTTACCACTTCCTTTAGAATCCAAAAGCGGATTTGCTTATGGTTTTCAGTTTATTATTATTAACGCATTGAAGCGAATAACGCAAAGCATCCAAGCAATGGTTAAAATCATCAATTGGCTTATTGATATATTCACCTGTTGCTTTATCTTTTTGCCAAGCGTAGTTTTCAAGTTCCGTTATTGTTTCCAAACAAGACGGATGAACAACCAGCTTATATTGTTGTAACTTCTGAATGCCGAAAAGGATGCTATCTTTCCCTTTTAGGCTCTCACGCACGCGCACAAGCCCCGCACGGCGCAATTCTTCAACACTTTTAGGCTCTGCGCTATCCGCTATCAACATTGTTTTTGCGTACCCTAAAGCGCTTACAGCGGCGGCTATTTCATCGTTGGTTTTCCCCCGCGCTGTCCATTCCTTGTAGATATATATAACTTTGTTTTCCTCGTCTAATATAGACGCTATGAAAGCTGTAATATCAGCAGAAAAGCCAAAGTCCAGCCCCGCCAGATGTTCACCTTTTAGGCCGTGAAAGTCAAAATCACATATTTTCCAATTTGAATAAACCAGCTTATCAAGAGAAGCAAACTCCCCCAAAGCATAAACCCTATAATAATATGGGTTTGTGTCCATCATCTTTTCCAGAGAAGCAATATAGCTTTCCGGCAAGAATCTATTGTCCTTGTAAGTAGTTTTCAGAATAAAAGTATTTTCATCCTGCGGGCGCTCAAACCATCTTTTGTAGCACCAATTTGCCTTTGAAATAGGATTGAAAGATAATACTATTTGTTGCTCTCCTACTTTGGCACGCAATCGCAAATCAAGCTGTAAAAATTCTTCTTCATTGATTTCCGTTGCTTCTTCTATCCAAATATCCGTTATACCAACTATTGACTTTATTTTCTCTGAATCATCTAAGCCCTTAAAAACAAAAGAACTTCCATTCGGAAGTTCAATCACAAAATTGCTTTTATTTACTTTACAGAATTTCAAGATTTCCCATCTGGAAAGAATATCTATGAACAACTGCCAGCATGAAGTTGAATGCGTTGCCATTACTTTTCTAACAACAAGAATTTTGCGCTTCTCTTTCATTGCCTTTAACAACAACTTCTGCGCAACAAATACGCTTTTCCCGCTACCCGCCCCGCCATAATAAACCTCATATCTCTTTTCATAGCTGTGAAGATAAGATAAATAAGCATCATTAAACAAGCCGCGCGGCAAGTTCAAACTAATCTTCAATGATATTCACACAGATTTCTGTATCTACACTGGCTTGTACTTTTTCTATGTATGCGCCAAGTGTTTTCAATCGCATGTCACAGGCTTTTAACTTCTGTTCAATTGAACTTTGCGGATTGCGCATTACATCCGTTACCAGCTTCAAACATTCTTGAATATCCGCTATATCATCACGAATGATTTTGTTATTCAGTTCTTCTAAATAATCTTGTACTTTCTTGCTTTTAAAAAGCAAAAACGGATTGTCACATGAATTTTGCGCATATCCGGCAAGGCGGGCAGCTTCGCCCGCCTTGCCTGTGCGCATATACTCCTCACAAAAGCGTTTTTGCTTTAGCGAAAGCCCGGCTATCATCTGAGTTTACACACTCCCTTATCATCGTATTAACATATTTTTTTACAAAATCTAAGTCTCTATGTTTCGCTACATAGCTATCTAAATCAGGTATCCCTAAGCAATTATTATATTCTAGAGGTTCTCCGCCATTAAGAGAAATAAGAAAATCAACAAATTGCGCTGTATAATATATAAATTCTTCAATCTCTTTTTTATCGGCTTTGTCATCGAGAAGTTTTAAATATCTGTCGCATTCTTCATCCAAACCGTCTACATCGTCTATAAAAACTATCATTTTTAGCGCATTGGCTCTATCTTCCTCAATCTTGTACAATTTCCCGTATTTATCGGCGTCATCTTCACTGTCATAGAATGGTTTTCTTGGTTCGGGAAGTTCATTGAAATGCTCTGAAAAAAAATTTCTAAGTTTCTGAAAATCAAATACATAAAACAATTTATTCATAGTATCAAAATACCAGAGTTCATCAGCACGGGATATTATCATCCAGCCATCTTCCTCTTCCTCTTTCTCTGTTTCTAATTTTCTTGTTCCTTTTCTCACTGTTTTATATTCCAAGAAGAGATTACCGTATTTCCAACATTGATTATCTTGTTTTACCTCACAGCGGGTAGTTTTTCTATAATCCAAACCGCCTTTGTAATATTCACCAATAACAAGAAAGTCTGTATCAGTTTTTCTTGAAAACCAATCTTTTGTTACTATTATTGTGTTCTGTCCATGAAGGTAGAGGAACATAAGTTCAGCAAGTTCCCCCTTGTTTTTAAATCTTTCTGCGAATGAATTATTACTGTTCAGCATAGTATTATTTACTCCTGTGTTTGTATTTTGATTTGATTGATTATAATTTTTCATGATTTGTTTCCTCCTAAAATATTTATATGACGTTGTTAAATGCCGTAAATTATGTAATATATTACCTATTTGAGTATATAGAATCTTCATACCCTTAAGCACATGGAATTTAATAGGATTCAAGGCACGGAACACCTTAGTAATATAAAATCATTACTTAATCTTTTCAATGCTCTGAAGCCTTATATAGATAAGGGTTTTAGACACTAAAAACGCATAATAGCAACACATCCTAATTTTATTCTGCCTTGAAGATAAGAAAGAAAACAGTATAATAATTCTCTCTTTAATATATCATTACTGCGCTTGTATTGTCTCTTACGTATTATAAGCGTATATGTGTGTATATGCCCTTATAAGCATATACACACATATATACTACTATAAGCATTAATAAGAGACAATACAAGTTACTATGTAAATAGTTTCAACTAAATACTAGTTTAGGATACAAGTTTGTAATTATATAAGATAGCCTACTATATTTTGCTCTTTTTCTTCTTCTTATTATGCGTCTTTTTATTAGCGTTTATCTTTATATCGGCATATACATATGCCTTTGTATGGGCATTTGTATATGCCTTTATATACGCTTTATTATACGCATTTATATTAGTATTAAGGTTGATTCGTCTTGATTCCGCTTGATTCTCTTTTCTTCATGCTTGAGAATCATATTATAATATTCTTCATCATCATAATCATACCATATTATATCTTCATCGTCACAGCAATCAAACAATGACTTTACCCTATCCCCCGGCTGTGAATCCGGAAGATAGCAGTACAATTTTTCCTGTACTGTTTCCGCGTCATAATACCCGCGTTCAACCAATTCATACGCATATTTTTTTGCGTCATCATAGTTTTTATCAATAATAAACTTTTTGAATTCTATTAAATGCCTATCGTTAAAATATATTCTTAAATCATTTAAATTTTCATCGAATTCTAGAAGATTTTTCATTTTAATTTCCTCCTGATATTTTTATTAGAACGGCAATTCTTCTTCATAATCTTGTACAGTCTCTTCAGCTTTTTTGGTATTATATTCTCTTATTTTCTTTTGAACAGTACTATAACTACAACCTAGTTCATCAGCAACCTGTCTATTTGAATATCCGCGTTCTTTAAGTTCCAACATTTGTTCAATAGTAAACTGTTCTTCGTGCGGATTTGCCAAACCACCCTCACGGCCTCTTTTAATAGCTTCCTTGTGTCTTTGTGTTGCCGCTATCTGTGTTGGGCGTATTAGCTTAATCATGGTATTTACTGCTGAATCATCACATTCTATGATACTATCAGTCAATCCACTTAAAATAAAAGTATCATAAAATTTCCATTGCTGTTCCTTACTAAGGCCTTGTATTGATTCATATGTACCGGCATTAATAATTACAGTATCGTTTACGCTATTAATCATATTTTGTTATACTCCTTATTTGATTTATTTTTAGTTTCAAAGATTTGTTTTCTTCTTTTTCTTCTTGGAGCTTTACAATATCGTTTGATAGTGTTTTCCACCGCCTTTCCGCTATATCAAGCAATTCGTTTGCTTTTGGGCTATTTGAACGAAAATCCCCCTCTGTCCCACTTATCAGCACTAGAAAGGAATCAAAGAATTTTAGGCGCTGTGCGTCCGTTAATTGCTTAATGGATTCTGCTAGTTCCTCGTCTATTGCTTTTAAGAGAGAAGTAGTTTCCAGATTTTCAGAGATGTTCGTTGTAAATTCCATTTTTGACACTCCATTCTTAATAATATATTACAATTAGTATATTTTACTAACTGTATATATTATACCATTTGAACGGCTATCGTGTCAAACAAAACGGCTTACAGTCCGAAAATTTTGGTGTAAAGTCAAAAAATCAGAGTGAATTTAGATTTTTCACATATTCATCAACGACTTTTGTTAGTGTCGGCGTTCTGTTAAATACCCAAGCATACAATTTAGGATTCCACTTGTTCGGGACTACGCCCACACAGCGCTCTCCGGCTTCTTCAAGCTGTTGTTTCAATTTGATTCTTGTACAAACAAACTTGTTTGTTCTTTCAACGTTCGTTCTTGTGTCCATTTACTTTTCCTCCTTTTGGCGTTTCTGCTTCACGGCATAAATAATTACCAGTATTGCTATTCCCGCTAATGTTCCTTGAATAAATCCATTAAAGATAGAAACAAAGATATCAAGCACCGCGATAATAATTTCCATGTTGTTTTTCCTCGCTTTCTATAATTTGTCTGAAAATAAAAAAGGATTTTAAGAAACAGTTATCCCTTGTATGGGTAACACATTGCTTAAAACCTTGTTCGGCTTAATAATCTTGAATATTTATTGACTTGGTATTCAAAAATTCATTGCTGGAAAGGGCTACATTTTTTTGTATGGCATTTCTGATTGATTTTGTGTACACTTTAATAAGCCATCTTTGCGGCATGTATATAGTATAGCATATTTATTCATTTTTGTCAAGCCCCTAATTGTAAACAGAATATGAACAACAATCGGTATATATATCTTCTCGCCTTTGTACTTGTTCACGTCAAAATCTTCCATGAACATGTTAGTATCAAAGATGTAGGACATTTATTTTGCTCCCAATCTATTTTTATTTTTGATGAATCTCAAATAGTTCTCATAGTCTGTCTCTACTATATAATAATACTTGTTCCCTTTACCAGAACGTGAAATTGGGTTACGACATTTGAACCCTGACGCTCTAATTCCTTGCTCGTATTCTTGCTTGGTTATCTTTATCAAAAGCTTATGACACCTTTCTTGTAGAATTTTACTGCTTTATTTTTTTACTACTATTCTGGCCGTAAGGCCAGTATAAAATAAAAACTTATTGTAACGCATTTTGCTATTTTACTGATTTTTAGTTTTTATTATTATTCCTATATATTTTTAGCAAGTTTTTATTTTGGGGTGTCTAAAATAACATACATTATATATGTTGAAAATTGGGGTGAAAATGAAGTTCTATTTCAAACCTTTTTACGTTCTAACGTTTTTTGTATGTTAATTATTCTAGCACATTCATTACAGTATTTACGTCTGTTCCCCTTTACACGAACCATTTTACCGCACGAAGAACACTCAACATATCGCCCCTTACCAAGATAGTTATGATAGTACGCATAGATGTTGTCAAAGTCGTTTACTTCAATGACGGTTGGAGAGTTGGAAGCATCTATGTTGAATAAGATTTCAAGATTGGAGTTTCGACAAACACGAATGAAGCCGAGTTGCTCTAGACGGCGGAGAATGGGATAAAGAACCTTTGGGGAGGATAGGCCGCACATTTTGGTGAATTTAGTTCTTCTCTTCCTATATATTTTTAGCGAGTTTTTATTTTGGGCTATCAAAAATGACATAGGAAAAGTATGTTGAAAATGAGGGTAAAAATGAGGTTCTAAAAGTACACATTTTAAAGGCAAAAGTAAAAGCCCCTACTTCCTGTCGAAAGTAAGGGCTTGAAAATATAACTTAGTAGTAGCTTTTGATTTTGTTTAAAGGTGAAAAATTCTGGTATTGTTTTTGTAAATCCTGCGTTGTCAAGTCCAAATAGGCTTGTTCTGTTACTTTTACGCTAGTATGTCCTAATATCCTTGACAAAGTATAAATATCGCCGCCGCTCATTAAAAAGCGTTTCGCAAAGTTATTGCGGAATGTGTGCGGGTGGATTTGTTCCAAGTGGATTCTTTTACAATATTTCTGGATGTTCGCGTCAAACTGATTCACTATTAGTGGATTCCCGTTTCTGTTACAGAACAGCAAATCCGTTTCATATACCCTGTCTTTATATTCAAGCCAGCGCCGCAGTTCTCGCGCCATTTTTGTTCCGAAAAATACATATCTATCCTTTTTGCCTTTTGTGTGTTCAGCGGGAAGAAAGATTGTATGTTCGTCTATCTTCAAATCAGCTACACTAATTGCTAGACATTCGCCTACCCTCATGCCAGTATCAAGCAAAAGCTGGATGATGATTCTATCCCGGAATTCTATGAATTTGGCAATATCCAAGCTATCAATAAGTTTCTGAAATTCTTTGTCCGATACAAAAGCTAATGGCTTGCGTGTGGTTTTGATAAACATGTTTTTCTTGAATGGCGTATCATGTATAATACGTTCTTCTACCATCCAGTTAAAAAAGGCTCGTATATTCTTTAGAGTGCCGTTAATCGTGGACGCTTGAACATCGTCCCCGTAGTCTTTGCGGTGTTGCGGCCTATTACTGATACGCGATTGATTGTTTGTTGTGACGGTGTATTTGCCGCGTTCCTTTATGTACTGGATATACTTCCTTAGAACATCGGACGTTACCTTTTTTTCGTCCTCTATGCCCTGCTCGTTCAGGTATTTGAGCAGTAGCAATAGCGTGTGTTGGTAATTTTGTACCGTCCTTTTAGACAGTCCCTTGTTCGTACACACTACTAGAAAATCGTCGATTCTGCGTTCTACCATAGTCAAAACATCCTTTCTTTTGATAGCCAACCTACCCGGAAAGTATGTTTGGTTACAAAAAAATAGTAGGTTGGTAGTTTTTGAAAGCTAACCCAACCTACTACATGAAACTTATGGTAAAACTTTTCAATCGAAAATCATAAAAATGGCCTTGCGTTGCGGTTTTTCGGTTGTAAAGTCAAACGAAAGTAACCTGCCCTGCCGTCTGCGCCACACCAAAACCTACCGAAATGGCAGGTGGGTGCCCTGCCGGAGTTTCACGCTCCCTTCCTCCGCTTGCGGCCAAGGCCGGGCGGGAGGTCTGCGATCCCCTCACATAGGACTCCGGGCTCCCTTTAAATGGTTAGTAGGATTAAATATATGGCGCATCAAATCGCACAGGGCAGGCTGCCTGCCGGT